TTCTTTTTCTTTTAACGCAATAGAAATATTATTTTCCATTGTAGCTTTTTCCTCTTCATCTGGAGAAACCTCAATGAATATACCAAACGAAGCCAATGGAAGATTTTTTATATCTTCTAGCATTGCTACGTTATATTTACCAATCTGATTAGCAAATTCCTCGCTATCTTCAGAATATTCTAATACATCCGAAATACGAACCGATATGCTTTCAGATAATTTTTTAACCATATATAAACCAGCATCTAGAATATGTCTAGTTGCTACGTTCGATTGTAATGCTGCTAATTTTTGAAGACCAACTAGAGAGTCTTTATCTGGAGTAGAGCCATCTCTAGCGCTATTCAAACCTGTTAGATCCCTGATAGAAGCCATCTCGAAATTGTATACATCGATTAATGCTGCCATTTTAGCTCCACCACTGCTAGAGTTTAGCTGTTGGATTGGAACCTTAGCTTGGTTGTATTCTCCTTCTCCAGTGTAGCTACGCCCAATAACCGAACCTGTAGAGAAATACATGTCCAATGCTTTTTGAGGAGTATACTCTCCTCCGTCACCGAACTTAATATCTGCTAGACCATCTGCATCTAAGAATACCCCGTCTGGCACTAACTTAGCTTGTACCTGTTGCATCTTTAAGTGAGTCAGCTGAATCATATCAGTTGCTGAAATCATCCTGTCAGCTAGTGATCTTATGTTTCCCTTGAATACTCTAGGTGCTACTGCAATATAATTAGGCTCAACTTTTTGGAACGCTGCATCAGGCTTGACCATGTTTTCCATAGTCTCCCATTTCAATAAATGGTTTGTTCCAAGAATCATTACTCCATCCATCCAAACATCAATCTTTTTCTCTAACCTTTCGAATGGCGCTTCTCCTTCTAGTGGTGCTTGAAAAGACTCATCTCTTCGGATAACTCTCTCTCCACCGTTACTTGTCTTTTTGTTTTTATAGATGTATTTCTTATCTGTCTTGTAATTGAAGTACAACAAATTAACCACGTCTTTATTGAATAGACTATTTTGGTTTGGCATGTTGATTCCGTACTGAGAAGACCAAGCTGAACCTAACGTTTGTATCTCAGCGATATCTTTTTCAGTAAGATTTGGATTAATCTTCTTTAACTCTAGGATTGGAACCGTCTTAATTTCTCCCCAATAGAATACATCCTTAAAGTATGGATCCTCCGTAAAACTGTAGACAGTGTTGGCAGGGTCAACATATTCAATCTTAATTCCTTCTGTATATGAATATCTATGCTTAACTATACCGATACCAATAGTTGTTACGTCATAATCAAACCTCCACCTAGTTTCGTAGAAGTCGTTCATGTCAAATATAGTAGCTATAGCCGTTTCTTCTGCTATCTCAATAGCTGGCTTATACTTTAATTGCATATGCAACTGAAGCTCCTGATCGTTTTCAGGTAACTCATCCTTTGGTACATTGAATGTATTGATTCCGAATTCCTCTTGAGTCTGAGTCAAGAAAGGCTCGGCTATCATGTCCTTTTCTATATTTTGTTGGTATGAATTTCTTTTCTCTGCTGAGGCTGCATCTTGCGAATAAGCTTTAGGAGTAAACATCCTGTCAGACATCCCGTTGACTACAATATCAATAAACTTCTCCATTACAGGTACGGCTTTCCAGTCTAAGTTTAATTTAGATGAGTCTCCATTAACTGCCATTCTGTCTTTGTACTGTTGAATAGGCTGCTCACCTCTAGAATACAACCTTAATCTATAGAAGTCATTCCACCTGTCATAATACCGACAACTGCCTCCATCTTTTCTGAACCATTCATACTGTATTGCATGACCGATCCTCAGACCGAACGCCTCTGACTGCTTCTCAGCGTCAGTCGCATCGTAATTTGGCCATTGCATTAGTGGTACTAAAGGTGGTGTAGTGCTATCCATTTACTTCTTGATTTGGCTCTGATTACCAGAATTGTCGTATGATACAAAGTTAAAGCTTATTTCTGTCTTTTTCTTAATCGGGGTATACCTGTGGCGTCTTGTAGCCATTATGGCAAGCCCTGAAGATATCGATGCATCGTGTTTTGTTCTATTGTTAATATCGAATCTAGCCCAGTCGTTAAGAGTTTCCGTGAATGGCATGTCTCCTATTTCATCTACTGGTCTATAATCTCCTGACGAATCGTACCCTGCATATTCCTCTATCCACGACCCAATACAATCAGCATGAATCTGTTTTACATCCTCAGAAGAGTTAGGCATTCCTCCTAGTTCTCTCTCAGTTACAGATAGTTTTGCTTTATCTTTATCAGGCCGATCCATTGAGAATCCTCTATAGCCTCTATTTTTTAGATGGTATAAAAGTCTAGGCTTATTGTTCTCTGCTAGTACTGGCATACCATAGAAAACTAGCGCCATTAATACCTCTTCAAAGAATATCTCAGCTGTAGCTGGTCTGGCTATGTACTGCAGAAAGAATTTATTAGATGGAACACCTTCAGTTACAGATGTCTTAGTTAATCCGTGAAGGGCTCCATTGGAACCACCTCCGCCTACTACACCTGAAATATCATAGGAATCACATCCAAACGCTCCAAACTCAGCGTTACCTGGAGTTTTTCTATTCTTTCTAATTACAATATTATTCTGTAGATGAGCAGGTGGAATCCATGATGTAGTAAATCTTCCTTTCGGGTCTGGGCTCCATATAACTCTACTATCCTTAATTCCTCCTTCCCAATGAAAATTACCACGAGTAATTATTCTCTCTGATAATAAGCCGTCATTGTAATCTATTTGCTGATAGATTTTTGTAAGGTTGAATAATGAAGCTTGAGACTCATCTCTAAATGCGTGAGACTCTGTACGTGGATACTGTCTGTAGAATTCGTTTAATGCATCGGGATCGGATTTTAGCGCCTCTACTTCGTTGTCCCAATAATCAATAGCTCCTTGTTCTATTAAGCTACCATCAATTCCCATTACAGGTTTCTTGGGATTATAAAATACAGGCATACCAAACTCATCAATAAACCCCTCCATATTCCATTCCATTGGAATAAATAAAGAATACATCCCTGATTTAGTTTGACCATTCTTTGAGCGTTCATTAGGGTTAGATGACATGTATAAATCCTTGAAATTCTGCCCTCCTTTTGCTAGTGCATTACAAGTTGAGCCATGCATTACCTTTCCTACGATATTCTTTCCTAGTCGTAAACATGTCTTTGTTACACGCCAGTTGTTCTTTATGTTGTTTGGCTTCAGCCATTTACCAACCTCGTCACCTACTAGTAGTAATAATTTTTCCCCATCATAGCTGTTGTCATCAGTGGCTTTCCAGTCAATAGAAGTATCAAGCCCTTCGATTTCATCCTCATCTCTATCTGTGATGTGCATGTTCTTCTTGGTGATCTTCTGAGCTGGTAAACTATATAGTAATTCTGTTTTCGGTCTATCCATACCAGACTGAACTGGACTGAAGAAAAACGGGAAGTTGTGAGAGATAGGGACTACCTTATCTGTAAACATCTTCTTTGCATCGGCTGCTGTCTTTGAAAGTATACCGATACGTGAATCTCTAGCTAGTGTAGCTGTATCAACACTTACTGCTGATGCCATAAAAGAGAATCCAGAACGACGAATCTTTAAGTAAGACATTCCGTAACATCTGTTATCAGCCTTACACGCTTCCCAATACAAGAAGAATATCCTATTAGCTTCCCTGAAATCAGGATGACCAATATCTATCTTAGTATGTTGAAGGTACATGTAGTGATGACCAGTAACATAAGTTGGTTTACCGTTATTCATGAACCACATACCATCCTTTCTCTTGTCGAACTCCTGCTCGATATATTCTATATGCTTCTCTCTAAATTCAGGCGGGTATGATTTCCATTCGAAGATAGACTTGATTCGTTTCAAATCTTTATCCATCTCATGTGCTACCCATTTATTCGCTCCTGCCTTTAGTTTGGATGGCGCTTTAGGTAACGCAACATTTACTCCGTTGATGTTGTATATCTCTCCAATCTGACCCGTCTTAGATATCACAACTATACCATGCTCAGAATCATAACCGTACTTCCATTTGGACGATCGATTCATCTTAGTTTTTACACTATCCCTTACACAGTCGTTATTAATCGTGTGTAATGGTATCCACGGTAAGTCACTATGCTCTTTGTTCACTTGTTCTAAAGTCTGATGGTTTATCTACTTTCTTTTCTTCTTTAGGCTCGTCAACTTTTTCGTCCTGAGCTTTCATCTTTTCCTCTTCCTTGTCTACTCTATCTAGAATATCAAAGCCATCAAAAATTGCTACTCGTTTCGCCTGAGCTGCTATCTTCATCTTCTCGGAGGATAGGTCGTCCTTTACAACTATGTCATCATCAGTCACCCCACTAAATATAGAGGCTCTCGCTACAATGATTAGTTCACTTGCCGCTGCTCTACCAGCTTGGCACATGTCCTCTCTTAATTCTCTTGAAGTTCTTTTCTCAGACATATATCTTTTGTGTCAACTCTGTATAATACTTCTCCGTCTATCTTAAAATCGTACTCGCTATCTGGAATGAACACGACTTCACAGCCTTTGTCTTTTCCAAATGCTACTACTCCATGTAGTTTTTCTCCAGTTGGCCGTACAAAGCACCAAGGAGCTACCGCTTCCCAATCATCTTCTGGTTTGTTCTTGTATGCATAAACAGATTCTACTGGTACTAAATATGTATCCTTATCTACCCTGTCTGAGCTGAACTGCTCTAGACCGCCATAGGCATATGTTTTTCTAAATACATTATGATGAACGATTATTCTAGCTCCATCTTTTATTAATCCGTTGTACTGTGAAGGAGCCGTTATAACCATAGCTTCTCTATTTACAGCCTTGTGATTCTCGATAGATGAGCTCATGATGAAATTCATCGAGCCAATCTGTGTAGTGTTCTTGTATAGTTTCCCCTCATGAGGCTCGACTATAAATCCGTGTGGCGACCGCATTAGTAATTGACGTATAATTCAACTGCAATTGGCATATTCTCATAGTACTTCCAAAGTTTTACTTCCTTGGATCCGTCTAGAGTAATTACCCATATCTCATATCTACCTTCGTGAAAGACTATTCTTTCAATCTTTTCTTTGAATTCGTTGTATTTTGGATTGTCCCTGTCTCGTTCTCTAACAACTTTTTGTCCAACAGCTAAAGCCATTCCATCTTTAAAGTCTGGGCCTACTACTATTTTTCTAATCTCAAGCATTCTTAGTAGAATTTAGTATTTCACCTGTTTCTAAGTTGATTTTCACATCTTTACCGTGTTCAGCAACGATAGGCTCTGATAATTCGTTTAGAGCTTTGTTGGCTTCTAGAAAGGTTCTTGTGTGATATTCTTCAGCGGAAACTGCCATGTGACGCTTTAATGCTGCGTCTGTAAATGCTGTCTCAGCAGCCTTACGTTTGTCTGTAGCCGTGCGGTATAGGGCTAACTGGTCTTTTGGTAACTTCATTTGATTAAATTTAATTACCTCAAATATACGAAAATTACCGCTTATACCGAAATATGACCGCTTATACTATTGAGAATCGTTTGTTTGTGATCGTTTTTCAATATGCTTGGTTCCGATTTTCATTGCTACTCCTGAACCTATAAGCTCCATAACTAGCATTTGATGGATTTCATATTCGTTCACGAAGAAACAGTAACAAATTTCTGCAATAGCTATTAATATACCAGCAGCAACTAGAGCGAATGATAATAATCTACCGCTTGACTCTACCGTGTTTGCTTTTAGAAAGTTAATCAGTTTCATCCTTTAGTTTTTTACGTTTAAGTTTATTATCTAATCTTTGGCCTGCTATTTTGTAACATAGGAAAATTGCACCACCTACGGCTAAACCAAATTCTAAGAAATCGTTTATATTTTCCATTGTAATCCATTCGTAAACTTGAATAAAACCTGTTAATGATATTGTTGCAACCCCTCCCGCTGTTGCTTCTGTACTGTCTAAAAATCTTGTTGGCATTTTGTCTTTGTTATATTCTTGTTCCTGTTGCTATTGCGTTGAATGTGGACAGTCCTGTTAAATTGTCTTGCACTCTAAATATTAATCTATCATTGGTATTCTTCTTTAGCCTTAATCCCCACGGTAATCCGTATACCTCTGTCATATCCATGTTTGGTAGGTAGCTCTTTTCAGACCCCCCTCCAGATACGTCAGCTAAATATGCATCAGTACCAGTACCAATGGCTCCAGTATCTGATGCTATTCTAATAAAATCTTTGTTTGTTTTGATACCTTCATGTAGCTCATATAAAGGCTCGGTTTGAGTGTCCCAATAAAAAGCTACCCCATTAGATAAGGCGCTTAAAGCACCAAACTTATTAAGT